TTATAACAGGTTCTTTAGTTGATATAGCATTTCGATAGCTTGACGCGGGGTCATGTCGTCCAGCTGCAGCTTGCCCAGCTTCTCGATGGCCGGGTGTGGCAGGCTGGCGAACAGGTCGCTTTGGTGCGGTACCTGCGGCGCATCCTTGGCTTTTGCGGCCGGGGGCTGCTCGTGCGGCAGGCTGGTGGTTTCCAGGCGCCCCAGGTGTTCGCGGGCACGCTGGATGACCACTGTCGGTACGCCGGCCAGTTGCGCCACGGCCAGGCCGTAACTCTGGCTGGCAGGGCCAGGCAGCACGTGGTGCAGGAACACGATGCGTTCGTTGTGCTCGGTGGCGTTCAGGTGCACGTTGGCCACCAGCGGCTCGCTCTCCGGCAGCACGGTCAGTTCGAAGTAGTGCGTGGCGAACAGCGTGTAGGCACGCAGCTGGGCCAGGCGCTCGGCGGCGGCCCAGGCCAGCGACAAGCCGTCGAAGGTGCTGGTGCCGCGGCCGACTTCGTCCATCAGCACCAGGCTGCGGTCGGTGGCGTTATGCAGAATGTTGGCGGTTTCGCTCATCTCGACCATGAACGTCGAGCGCCCGCCGGCCAGGTCATCGCTGGAACCGATGCGGGTGAAGATGCGGTCGACCAGCGACAGCTCGCAGCTGGCCGCCGGCACGAAGCTGCCGATGTGTGCCAGCAGCACGATCAAGGCGGTCTGGCGCATGTAGGTGGACTTACCGCCCATGTTCGGGCCAGTGATGATCAGCATGCGTGTGCTGTTGTCCAGGCCCAGGTCGTTGGCCACGAACGGCGTGGTCAATACCTGCTCCACCACCGGGTGGCGGCCTTGCTCGATGCGCAGGCACGGCTCGTCGACGAAGCGCGGGCAGTTCAGGTCAAGGTTCAGTGCACGTTCGGCCAGGTTGCTGAGTACATCCAGTTCGGCCAGGGCAGCGGCGCTGTCCTGCAGCGGCGCCAGGTGGCTGATGAGGGTTTCCAGCAGGGCGTCGTACAGCATTTTTTCGCGGGCCAGGGCGCGGCTCTTGGCCGACAGTGCCTTGTCCTCGAATGCCTTCAGCTCCGGGGTGATGAAGCGCTCGGCGCCCTTGAGCGTCTGCCGGCGAATGTAGTCGCCTGGGGCCTGCTCGGCCTGCTTGGTCGGCAGCTCGATGAAGTAGCCGTGCACGCGGTTGTAGCCGACCTTGAGGTTGGCAAGGCCTGTGCGAGCCTTTTCCCGGGCTTCCAGGTCGATCAGGAACTGGCCGGCGTTTTCGCTGATCGCCAGCAGGTCGTCCAGCTCATTGTCATAGCCGGCCTTGAGCACGCCGCCGTCGCGGATCACCGCCGGCGGGTTGTCGATGATCGCCCGCTCCAGCAGGCTGGCCAGTTCCGGGTAGGTGCCGGTGATGGCTGCCAGGCGCGCAAGGTGCGGTGCCTCGAGCTCGGTCATGGCGTTCTGCAGCTCGGGCAATGCGCCCAAGGCATCACGCAGGCGCGCCAGGTCGCGCGGGCGGGCATTGCGCAGGCCGATGCGAGCGAGGATCCGCTCGATATCGCCAATTTCCTTCAACTGCGGCTGCAGCTTCTCGAAGCGATAGCTGTCGAGCAGGCAGCGGATCGAATCCTGGCGTGCCTGCAGTACCTTGAGGTCGCGCAGCGGGCGGTTCAGCCAGCGGCTCAGCAGGCGGCTGGCCATGGCGGTCTGGCAGCGGTCGATCACCGACTGAAGGGTGTTGTCGCGCCCGCCGGCCAGGTTGATGTCCAGCTCCAGGTTGCGGCGGCTGGCGCCATCAAGGATGACCGTGTCGTCCAGGCGCTCGTGGCGCAGGCTGCGCAGGTGGGGCAGGGCGGTGCGCTGGGTTTCCTTGGCGTAGGTCAGCAGGCAGCCGGCGGCACCGATGGCCAGGGTCAGCTTGTCGCAGCCGAAGCCTTTGAGGTCTTTGGTCGCGAATTGCTGGCACAGGGCCTTGCGCGCCGAGTCGCGGTCGAAGTCCCACGGTGCGCGGCGGCGGGCGCCAGGGCGTTTCTCCGCAGGCAAATCGCGCGGCCAGTCGTCCGGGATCAACAGCTCGACCGGGTTCAGCCGCTCGAGCTCGGCCAGCAGGTTTTCCCAACCCTTGATCTCCTGCACGCTGAAGTTGCCGCTGGTGATGTCCAGTACGGCCAGGCCGAACAGGCGCTCGTCGCCGAGCAGCGCGGCAATCAGGTTGTCGCGGCGCTCGTCGAGCAGGGCCTCGTCACTGACCGTGCCAGGGGTGATGATGCGCACCACCTGGCGCTCCACCGGGCCCTTGCTGGTTGCTGGGTCGCCAATCTGCTCACAGATCACCACCGATTCGCCCAGCTTGACCAGCTTGGCCAGGTAGCCTTCGAGCGAATGGAACGGGATCCCGCACATGGGAATGGACTGGCCGGCCGACTGACCGCGGGCGGTCAGGGTGATATCCAGCAGTTTCGCGGCTTTTTTCGCATCTTCGTAGAAGATTTCGTAGAAGTCGCCCATGCGGTAGAACATCAGCTGGTCTGGGTGCTGGTTTTTCAGCTTCCAGTACTGCTGCATCATTGGGGTATGGTCGGAAAGACTGGACATTCAAGGCCTTGGAGCTAAGCGTCTATTAGACAATCGCAAAACGTCTAATACTACAGGCTTTTGTCGCCGTCTGCCGCTATCATGAGCCCAAGAAAAGGTAGAGGGCTTCGCTGCTAGGTTCGTCGTTTTTGTACGCTCAAATAGACGTATGTGGTTGACATAGTAATTATCTAATTGATACTTTGATCGTGAGCGCGAAACCAGTTGCCATCCAGCGGCTATAACTGGCGTAGGAACCCCGTCGATGGTTGGATCATCAGCGTAGGGTGAGACCTCCACACCCCTGCTTGAGGGTGTGTATACGAATATCAAGCACGAATTCAGGCCGCTTACGCGGCCTTTTCTTTGCCCGGAACTAAAGCTTCTGGGTGTCGCTGGTAGAGCAGTTCACCGTGGCGGTGCCTGTTCAAGGCTTTGGCATCACAGTGCATGAAATTCCACAGCATTCTGCCGTTCTCCATGGTCACGCTGACCAGCATCTGACGCTTCGACTCGTAGACTCCAATATAGGCAAGCCGGTGAGTGTTGTTCGTGAAGGCGACTTTCCATACCTCGTAAGGGTTGGTGAGCGTGTCCATCGCAAGCCCAACGTACCGTTCGCGTGCGTCCTGCCGCTTCTCCACTATGTGGTAGATCGAGTCGCGGCGTATCAGGACCCTGCCCAGTGGGGTGTCGACCGATAGGGAAACTGCTGATGCGTCCGTAAAGCCCAGATAAGAAGCAACCACCTCGATCGCTTCCTCGTGGCTTGCTGCGTGTGGGATTTCATCGACCGCAGGGGATCGGTATTCCCGCTCAAGAGTCCTCAGGTCCTGAAGACCCGCATCAATCCATGTGGGCTGACCTTTTTCCTCTGAGATTCTCGGCGCCGGCGCTGCCGTGCACAAGGCTTGGGTTGCCGTGCTCAAGATGATTCCATGCCCTTGATAAATGAAGGCGGCTATAGTGCCACATTTTTTTCAGGGCTGTGGGCGAGCTGACGCGCAAGCGATCGCGCTCACGATTTTCGTTCCTTCGGCAGGGTCGGCGGTTGTGCTACATCAATCTCTCTAAGCCTGAGGTAGCGCTTCGTCATACGAGCATCCGTATGACCGCCCAGCTTCTGGGCATCATTGCCCTGCTTGTCAGTATCTGTCAGAGACTTCGCCCTGAGGTCGTGGATCGTGGCGTCGGCCACCTTCGCTTCGTCGCAGGCTTTCCGGAAGGCATCCTTCACCGTTTCATAGGAGACCGGCTTGCCACCGCCCCGAGTGCAGAACAAGGTGAGCCCTCGCACCTTCCTGGGGATGGCCTTAGCCCTCGCAATCAGCTGTTCCAAGTCCGGTGTCATGCCCACGATGAGCTTGGCCCCTGTCTTCTGCTGGTCGAAGGCGATGCCTTTTTCGCTGATGTCCGATAGCTTGATGGCCAGCACGTCGCCAATTCGCTGTCCGGTGAGGTAGCACATTTCGAGAATTGACCGGATGTAGGGGGACGCCGCGTCGCAAATCGCCGCAAATTCCTCGTCGGTGATGTACCGGTCCCGCTTCTTCTCGACATGCCGCTTGATGCCGGTGCAGGGGTTTGAGTCGACAATCTGCTGTTCCAGCGCGTAGGCGAACACCATCCGTAGGAACGAGATCACCCGGTTGGCCATGTTCGGCGTGTCGGACATGTGCAGCTTGAGTGCGGCCACATGCCTCGGCAGCACTTGGCGTGGCTCAAACTCTGCCAAGTTCTTCTTTAGCTTTAGCGCTGCGGTCTCGTACTGCTTCACGGTGTTTTCCGCCAGGCGCCCGCGCATCGCGTCCAGCGCGTCATCGATCAGCTTCGGCATTCCACCCTGTCCTTTGCCGCCCATGATCTTGGCGTAAGCGAGCAGGGCGCCCTGGTAGTCCTTGTCCAGGCGCTCCCACTTTCCTTTCCTGACCAGGTAGTACGCGCCGTGCTTAATGTACATGCACGGCGGCAGATGCCTGTCCTTCTTTCGCGGCCTCATCGGTCGTCCCTTCTATCAAAACCGGAGCTCCGGTCCTTTCTTCTCGGCATGCCCGCCCAGGCGGGCCAGCACGACTTGTCTCAGCACCTTCGGCTTGCCATCGGCGCCCAGCACATACCCAAATTTCTCTGCCTGCAACCAGCGGACCTGGTCCTTGGGGCGGAGGTAGCCCGTCATGTCGGCTACCTCATCCGGGGTCATGAACATGGTTTCTCTCCACGCCGCCGGTGGCGGCAGGTTGGTGGTCAGTCGCAGCTGCTGGAGCTGGATCCGCTATCGCTAGAACTGCTGCTGTCGCTCGACGAGTAGCTGCTGCCGCTGTCGTAGCTGCTGTAGTCCCGGCTGGAGCAGGAGCTGCTGGTGCTGCGCGATGGTTCGTAACTGTCTGCTTGGTAGGCGGGATGCAGTGGGCTGACGGGGCTCAACGGATTGAGCGGATCAAGCATCGGGTCTTGCCTGCCTGATGCCGGGCTGTGGCCGCGTGCGAATCCTGTCGGTGCCAGAGCCGGACGCGGCTCGGGCTTCTTCTTTCGCTTGAAGATGCGAGTCAAGAAATTGAGCATGAGTCTCTCCATGCCCGCGAGCGTTTGCCGGCGGGCTGCGTTGAGGGGGCGGGTTACTTGGTCAGTTCGTGTCCGAACGGCACGCGGAAACCGGAGGCGTTGCGGTGGCCGCCACCGCCGTACTGCATGGCGATTTCCGAAACATCCAGGCCTTCGTCAGTGCTGCGCAGGCTGAAAACGCGGCCTTCAGGGGTGTCCCAGTAGCAGGCGGCGAAGGCCTCGCCCTGGGCCATGAGGTGACCCGCATCGCTGGTGAGTGTGTAGGGAAGGCTGGCTGCCGGTACGTCGTGACCACCGATGACCAGGCGGCGCTTCATCACGGCGACCAGTTCGGCAATGTCCTTGTGGTGCTTGCGCTCGATTGCGGCGCCGTCCGAGCGTAGGGTTTCCACGTCGGCGGCCATGAGCTTGTCCCAGACTTCGAAGTCGTAGGGGTAGCTGAACAGGTTGGCCTGAATCTCGCGGGTGCCATCCAGCTTGAACAGCCAGAGGTCGCGGTCCTCGATGTGGCGCAGCAGCATTGGCGGCTCTTGCCCGGGGAAGAAGTGGTCCCAGGCGAGCATGGCGCCGCTGCGGTTCATGTCGAAACAGCAGGCGATCGCCGGGGAGTTCTGCGAATACATGAAGGTGTGCGCGCTTTCCCATCCCAGAGCGGTAGATCCGTCGGCGTGCCGGCCATCTAACCGAACGCCGGCATGGAAAGGCGGGAACTTGGCAAGGTCCTCAGCCGCTGATTTGTGATGGTCCAGAACGATGATGCTTCGGGCCTTCCAGCTGATCCGAGCAAGTACATCGTACTTGTAGCTGAAGTCGACGATGATCACGTCTTTGTCGGTAACGTCTGGTGGCTCTTGGCCGTACACGCCGGCCACAAACTCCACCTGGTCGCCTAGGGCCTTGCGAACAACCCAGGCGGCGCCAAAGCCGTCGGCGCAGTTGCCGTGGTAGATGCACATCGTTTTGCGTTCAGACATAGGTATTCCTCGCCCGCTCGGTACCCGGCAGGCATTTTTAATGATTGAGGATAACCATTTCGGCGGGTTCACCGATATGGTTCCGCCTGGCTGGCGGGCTTGAGTAGTAGGGTGGAGGGGTTAGGCTGCGGGGCGCTTCATGAAGGTGATCCAGTGCGTCTTTTCGCGCTTGCCGGACTTGTGGCCAAACAGGGGTTTTTCATCAGTGAGGGCCAACAGCTCGCTGACCAGCACCTGGGTTTCGTTCCACTTGAAGATCAGGATTCCCTCGGGCTCCAGCACGCGGAAGCACTCGGCGAAGCCCTGGCGGATGTCTTCGCGCCAGTCGCTGGTGAGCAGCCCATACTTTGCGCGCATCCAGCTGTCCACACCGGCCCGGGTCAGGTGCGGCGGATCGAACACGACCAGGCGGAAGGTTGAGGCCTCAAAGGGCAATTGGCGGAAATCCATCAGAACGTCGGGCTCAACCTTTAGCACCCGGCCGTCGCACAGTAGGTGTTCCTCGTCACGGATGTCGCCGAACAGGGCGCGCTGGTCCTGCTTGTCAAACCACATCATGCGGCTGGCGCTACAGGGGTCGAGCACCTTGGCAACTGCGCTCATCGCGGCCCCCTGTAGATCAGGTAGGCCATGTAGGCGAGGGCGATCATGGCTTCCACCTCTTGCCGACGCGGTACACCATCATCATGTTGTGATGGAGCGGAACTTTGAGGACGTGGTCGAAGAACTCGCCCTTTCCAGAGATGAATCCGGTAGGCACCTTGGTTCCTCCGGCGCCGAATTCACGCCAGCATTCTTCGCCGCCGTTCTTTTCCCAGTAGGAGCGCTCGCGCTTTGGGATCTCATCGTAGGTTTTTTCGAACACGGAGATATCCGGGATATCACAGATCCGGCGCCATGCGGGATTGCGTTTGCACCATTCAGCAGCATGCTGAGAGGCTTGATCTACAGAGTAGAATTCCTTGGTGCTTTGTTCGGTCATGGCATCAGCTCCTTTGGCACCTGGACGATATAGTCGAGCCGGTAGCGAACCAGCCCGCGACAGAACGCCGTCAGCGCATTGGGTCCGTACAGCCAGACCACGGCTGCCGCAGGCCCTCCGCTGTAGCAGACGGCTTCATCCAGGTCGGAGCAGTACTTGGCGCCGCCTTGGTGCTTGTCGAGCAGAGGCCCGCCGACCGCCCAGTCTTCCCAGGGGTTGAAACGCTTGGCGTGCTCGATGGCCTGGCCCTGATACCGGGCGAACACCCGCCAAGTCACTCCGTTGTAACCTGGCGGCTCCAGGTATACGTCCAGTCCTTCGGCCTTGCCGACTGCCCAGCCCAGTGCCTCATCGGATAGATTGGATACTCTCACTTCGATCAGGTCGGTCATGGCAGCACCTTCAGCTCAGCTTCGCGCTTTTCGAATTTCTCCCTGGCATGCCGTTCGCGAGCCTCATGCACCCTAAGGCATTTCTTGCAGGTGACCTCTTTCGGCCGGTCTGAGCCGTCCATGTCTTCGCCGGCCTGGTTGCATGCGATCTGGCAGTCGTGATCGTCGAAGCAGCCGAAGTGCGAGACCAAGTGAATTACCTTGCTCACAGCTGACACCTCTCATCAATCCAGCGCCCAGGCGCCATAGCGGGTGTAGGTTCGGGTTGGGTTTCGTGCGGGGAGAGCTGGCGCTCGTTGCCGGCCTGCAGCTGGCTGTCGGGTATGCAGCTGATGCCGACCCCATTCAGCAGGTAGCAGGTGACGCCGCGCTGGCTGTCGTGCTGCACGTCGATGACGTTCTCGGTTGCGCTGGCGCCGGTGGCCAGCAGCAGGAGGCAGATGGCGAGGCGGTTCATTGGCTCATCTCGCGCTGGTGGTCGGCGTATGCCTCCGCGTTGCACTTCGGGCAGGGGATGTCGCCGCCGCTCAACAGTGGACCGCCTGGCACATCGCAGCTGTCCTCATCCCACAGGAAACCATCGACACACTGGGCATCGAGATACGGCGCGCCGAAGTGGCTTCCGTGGTAATCGCATCCTGCCGCGCCCGGCTCTGCCATCTTGAACTCGACGACCCAGACCCATGGGTTGGCGCTCCATGATGCGTCACCGTTGATGCTGCTCCAGAGGCACATGAATAGCTGCGCTGCGGTGAGCGTCTCGTCTGCGTCTGGTACGTGGCGAAGGAAATTCACACCTTCTGCTTCGGCTTGCTCCTCGCTGATGTCTTGCAGCCGTTCCACGCGCACTGCGGTGATTTCCAGCAGGATGCGGCTAGCCCAGCGCGGCATGTGGATGCTCGGTCGTCCTCGGCCCTGCGAGACCATTGCGCAACCTCTCTGTCGGACGCTTCCGTCTGCGGGGTACATGATGGGCTCGCCCTGGCTCAGGTCGCGCGGTGCAATCGAATCGAGTTGAGCATCCGCCAGCCAGGCCTCACGCACCCACAGTCGGTCACCTGGTTCGCCAAATGGGCAAGCACCTAGTTCACCAACCTTTACGGCGCACTCCTGCTCGGTTTTGCCCTGGACGACAAACCCGTAGCGCGGGTGATGTTGGCCTACGGCGATCCAAGGCTCCGGACTGTCTGGATATTCCAGGCGGGGGATCTGGCCGCCTTTGACCGGCCGGCGGGTGACTGTCTTCCGTCCTTCCAGAATGGCGCGGACCATAGGCCCACTGAACAGGATCGGGCGTTCCTTTGCTTGAGACATAGCTTTGCCTTGGCCGCCATATCGCGGCAGTGAATAGAGGGGAGAGGGGTTAGAAATCGAGAGAGTATTCAGCCAGGTAGGATTCTTGCGGGGTCTGTCCACGCGCCCAGTTGTATTCCTTCCACAGCTCTGGCATGCCGGGCGTGTGGCCGTGCTTTGCGGCCAAGGCCACCAATTCGTCCCACCACTGCTCCCAGCTCATGGCTGTAGTTCCACTGCGGCGCTAGGCTCTGCGCTGGCGGATAGGGCGTCAGCTATCCTGCGAAGTTCATACGCCGCATCTTTCAGCCTGGCGTCCGCAGAGTCCACAGCAGCATCAACACGTGCCCTGGTCATTTTCTTGTCTTCGTCTTGCAGATCTTGCAATGCGAATAGCGGGGCGCTGATCAGGTGGGCAGCCATGCTGATCAACTTGCCTGAGTTGTCTCGCAGCAGCGCATCCCGCTCGGCCAGCTGGGCGCGCTGATTCGATATGCGCATGCTCTGTCGCATGATCTGCGCGTCAGAGTGCTTGATAACCTCGCGCAGCTGCTCGATCTCGGCGCTTCCGGTCAGCGGTCCGAACGGGATCATGGGAAGGCCAGTCGCCGCCGCATCCCTCTCTGCCTCTTCTTTGGTCCACCAGAAGGCAGTACCAACCATCCAGGCTATTGGCTCGGGGTGGGGCTGCGGGGTTGGAAGTAGATCGGAGAGCGCGATATCTGGCGCGGTGCACTGGGCTGCATCGATGGCAGCCATGGCCAGGGCACGATCATTGATGGTCGGGACGCCCTTCAGGCGAGTAATGCACGCTGCAGCAGCTTCGACCTGCTGCTCGGTCCAGATGCTGCGCTCTACCAGCATGTAGCCTTCGGGCACGCTGACCATCTCGGTGTTGCTGGATCGGTTTTCTGTGGGCATGGGGATACCTCGGTCGACTGCATGTGAGTCGCCTTTTTTGTACTAGTCTTAAGGGGTTAGGCCGTTGCCAACGGCCCTATTTACTTCGGGGGTGAACTCATGGGTCAGCAAAAGCACGCGATGATGAAGGCCGAGGAGCAGGAGGGGGCCGCCCTTCGAATTGCAAGGAGTGCCGGTGTGCTGGACTACTGCGAACATCACGCCGTCTACTCTCATGACGGCGATGACATTCAGCCTGCCTACATGCTCGGAAATTCGTTGTTCTCAAAGGGAGAGCTTGATGGCATCTTCGAAGACCGCCGGGAAATGACCGACGCCATCAAGGCTGCCGTCGATTCGTGCATGCCTGAGTGTTATTCCTGCCAACGAGATGATGACGATTAAGCAGCCTTCGACTGGCTGGCAGCTACTTTCCATGGGTCGTTAGCTCGCGCCAAGGCCGCCATTGGTGGCGGGCTGACGCTGTTGCCGCACATGTGCACCTGTTCGGTCTTGGTGAACGGCTTGCCGTCGGCGCCCTTGTCGATGATGTAGCTGGCTGGGAAGCCTTGGGCGCGGTAGAGCTCGTGCGGCTGCAGCATCCGCAGGCAGATGTCGACGATCACATACGGCGTGCCCCTCACGAGTACGGTGACCAAGCCCAGGCGGTCTTTGGTGGTCACCGTTGGCGCTGGCGAGTCGCAGGCGCTGATGTTCTCCGTCCCGTAGTAACTGATCAGGAACGCGGCGACGCGCAGGGCGCCTTCCTCATGCTCTGGCGATAGCTTGTACTCGACTAGGGCGTGATGCTCGGCGCCGGCGGTCATGGTCGGTACCGGCTCATCTGCTGCACGTCCTACGCAGTTGCGGCGGAGCGTGGCCAGGCTGGCCGTTACTAGACGCTGCTGGCTGCCGGTGTTGGTGACCGTGGTCAATGGCTCATCCGCGCCCTTTGCTGGCGTGGCGTTGAATCCGCCGTTGGCCTGCTCGATGAATGCAGTGACCAGGGCGCGGTGGTTCTGCGTCATTAGCGTGCCCACTGGTTGATCAGCTGGCGCAGGCTTGCCGGCGTACACAGGCCCACCGGCCCCGATCATCACTGGGCTGGCCATCATCAGTTCGCCACGATTGGCTGCAGTTACCGTTGGCAGCGGATCGCGCGGGTTGTTCACACGGTCGGCGCCCTGGTGCGTTGCTGGAAGAATCACTGGGCTTGCCACGGCGAAGGACCCGCCACGCGGCCAGGAGGTGACGGTGCGCAGCGGCTCATCTGCCGACTGGGCTAGCTCGCCTGACCAGTTCGCGATCGGCACGATGAAGGGTTGTGGGTTGTCGAGCACGAACTTCTTCATACCCTTGGCCACTCGCCGCAGCGTGGCATCGGCCAGCGCCTTCTTGCGGCCGAAGATGCTCTTGCTCGGCACGCTCCAATCGATGCAGTCGGCGGCGGTGCGCCACTTCTGCTGGCCCTTGGCGGGGTTCTTGGCGTGGGTTGGCTCTGGCCACACAATTGGCTGGCCATCGCAGCGGGCGATCATGAACAGGCGCTCCCGGCTGGTGGGCGCGCCAAAGTCGCAGGCCTTGATGATCTGCCATTCAACCTGGTAGCCCTTGCCTTCGAGCAGATGCACAAACCGGCGCCAGGTGATGCCGCGCCGCTTCGGGTCGGGCACCAAGAACTGCTGTTGCACTGGTACGCGCTCGCCGACGGCGGCCACGGTGCCGTCCAGCTTCATCACCCGGCCAGTGGCCTTGTCGCGCTTCGCCATAAGCGGGCCCCACTGCAAAATCTGCTTCACGTTCTCCAGGCTGATCACCCGCGGCTTCTTCTTGCCGGCCCACTTCAGGCCGATCCATGACAGGTTGCGGATCTCGCGCTTGCGCGGCTGCCCGCCGGCGGCCTGGCTGTGGTGGGTGCAGTCGGGGCTCATGTGAAACCAGCCCACGGCCCGGCCCTGGCATTCTTCGTCCGGGTCACCCTCGAACACATCGGTAGTGAAGTGGCGCGCTGCTGGGTGATTAGCGGTGTGCATGCTGATGGCCGCCGGGCTGTGGTTCTTGGCCACGGTCACCGGTCGGCCTAGGCCCATCTCCAGCCCGGTACCGGCGCCGCCGCCACCGCAGAAGAAGTCGACCACGATCTCATCGTCTTGCGGGTCGAAGCCAAGGCCGTACTGGGTTTTGAAGTCGAGGTGGTTCTTTTTCTGAAACGCAGACATGAGCGGTCCTTGCCTGGATGGCGGAAAGAAACTGGAAGTAGGAGGGTTAACTGCCGAACAGGCTGAATTGGCTGCTCGATCGTTGGCAGGCGGGGTTTAGCCAGAGGCATTCGGTGCGGCAGGCTGTGCCCCGGCCAGCGGATATACGGGCTGAAGTGGTGTGTCTGGTCCAGCCGGTCAAGGTGTCGTCATAGAGCTCGCTGGGGTACCCAGACAAAACGACCATTCCGTCTAGCTCGAGCAACGATTTGAGTAGGTCGGCGTGCTGGTCGTCGTCCATCTCGTGTCGGTAGTACCGGCCGCTCTGTGCATTCTTGTATCTGGTCTCGTGCACATACGGGGGATCCACGTAGTGCAGGGTCGTCCTGGAGTCGTGTGCCTGCATGACCTCGATCGCCGGTCGGTTTTCGATTAGAACGCCGGTGAGGCGCTGCCCGATTGTTGCGATCGACTCCGGGTACTCGAGCCAGAGTGATTGGGCGGTACCGTATTCGCGCTTGGTGTCGATCCGAAACCCGGTGATTCCTTTGGTGGCACCGGCAGAGCCAAACCCCATTTGCGCTCTAATGATGGTCCGCCGTGCTCGCTCTACAGGTTCGTCAGCAGGTTCCCAGGCTCGCTCGAATTCTTGCCTGGCGTAGGGCGTCAGTACGACCACTTCAAACAGCTCCACTCGTCTCTGCGGGTCCTGCAGCACGCGGAACAAGTTGACGATGTCTCCGTCCAGGTCGTTGTAAACCTCGGCGTAGGAGCGTGGCTTTTGCATCAGAACGCCGGCGGCACCGCCGAAAGGCTCGACATAGCACGTATGCCGTGGGAAATACTGGGTGACCCACGACGCAAGCCGGAACTTGGAGCCGTGGTACCGGATCACCGGCGCTGAGATGGTCATGGAACACTCCATTGCAGGCGCCGCCCTCGCCGGGGAGGCGTTCATTAGTGGCAATTTGATGTCGTTTGGTCTATTGGTTGTGATTCCAGACCAGCGAGTTGAATCCCCGATGGACCGCGAGCCAACAAACCAGGAAGTCGCAGCAGTTCTCGGAATTGATGAGGATCAGGTTGATAAGTACCGTCAAGAGGCCGTGCTGCTGGGCGACGGTTCCTGGCTGATCCACTTTTCCTACGATATGCCGCGCGAGCTGCGGCACAGCTTCACTGGGAGCTTCACGGCAATCGTCGAATGCGTGCCATCTTCTGTTGACGCTCGCTCAGTCGACTGAGGCTGGCGGGTAGCGAAGGACGTTCAGGCGGCGATCGGGAACTGCTTGGCCAGGGCCTGCTGAACTGTCGCGATGATGCGGCAGAGGTAGGCCCAGTCCGGGTTGCGCTCCATGGCGTCGGCCGGCAGGTTCCACCAGTCGTCGCCGAACACGCGGTGCATGAACTCGCGGTGGGCGCCGCCGCACTCATCGAGCGAGCTGGTGTGGCGGACATCCTCGGCCTCGTCGAGCAGGCTTCGGGCATCTTCTGCGTCCAGATCACGGTCACGCCGCATTTGCACGATCACTTTCCGCGCTTTGTCGGCCAAGGCCTCGGCGCTGAACCGGCGAGAGCTAAGCGACCGGTCGAAGTAGCCGATGATGTAGGCGTCGTGCAGCTTGCAGAAGAACTGGCCGATGTTCAGGCCATCCCACATGCCGCCCCAGTAGGCGTGCCAGGTCTTGTCGTAGCAGCTGACGGTGATCTTGCCTTTGCAGGGCGCCAGGTCTTCGAGGTAGACGCTGATCGGGTCCAGGCCCTGAACCTCAGTGATCAGCAGTTTGGTGACTGTCGATGTCTCGACGTTCATGGCTTTCTCCATGCAGGCGCCGCCCTCCGTGGCCGGATGCGGCATGGTGGCAATTTGGTTTGGGATGGGGTATTACGGGTGACCGGCAATAGGGCCGAGCACAAGGAGTGATGCGATGCTTCATGATGACGATGACGGCAAAAGTGATTTCGTTTCCGAACTGTTGAGTGCCGATATGTTGGATGGCTCTGCTGCAGGGATTGCTAAGCTCTGGCTGGATAAAGGCGACGACGCTCTTAGCCAGAAACAGCGGCATATTTTCGAGACGTATGTGCTGGCCGCTCACGATCCTGGCGCCTGCATTCGAGGGTGCGATATCCCTTGGTCGGAGAAATTCGAAGCTTTGGATAATGGCGGCATGTGCAGCTACTGCGCGCATATGGCCGACAAGATCATGCGGGAGTGAGAATTTCGTCGCCCGGATCCTGCTGAATCATCAGCATGCTCTTCCGTTCGAAGGCCAGGGCCAGGCGTGGCGAGATGCTGATCACATGCCGCGGCGGGGTGAGAAACTTCGCCGCGTGCAGCCTGCCCAACGCATGGATGCCGTGGATCAGCGCCTCGATCATCTGGCTGTAGGTGGCGTCAGCCCAGCCGCAGATCGCCCGAAGGTGTTGGCCGGTTCGCTTCCTTGCCGACAGCCGCAGCGGCTCAGTCCGCGCCACATCTCGGTGAGCTTCGATTTCGTGGCGCGCAATCCTGAACAGTGCGTGATGCCCGAGCGCTTCGATGTGATGAATCATCAGCGTCATCGCCTCGCCCTGTTCCTCGATCCCGGCCCACTCCATCAGTTCAAGCAGGGCCTGCTTAGTCCCTGGTCGAACCTTCAAGCGCAGGTCCTCTTCCTGCAGGCGCTCGGCCTTCTCGCGCCGGCGCTCGTCACGCTGCTGCTGCGTCATAGCCATCATCGCCTCCATTGCGCACAAAGCTGGTGCCCGGCCCGATATCGAGCAGGTCGCACACCCGGTTGATGATCTTGAGCGCTGCGTCGAACACTTTGGCGTCGTCCGGCTCGCGGGCCAGGCGCTTCATGTTCGGCTGATGCTCCAGGCATACTTTGTCGACCAGGCGCCGGGCCAGCCTGCGAAGGTGATCGGCGCTGTCGTGCATGCGCAGACTGAGCGCAAACGCCAGAGCCACATCGTCAGGCCGGTACTGGCCACCGCTGCGGGTGATGTACAGCTTCTTGACCGGCCGATTCATCCAGGCCGGCAGGGTTACCACTCCAGAGGGTGCTTTCTGCATTTCGATGCTCCTGTAGGCCGCTGGGCGGCAGGTGGAACTGTTCTTGCCGCCGGCGCTGGCGGACCAGGTTGTTGATCCGCCTCATGCCGCGCGCGCCGCGTCGATTTGCTCGATGAGTTCGAACAGCTGCTGGGTCAGGTTCTCGATGGTGGCAGCGCCGCGCACACGTTCGGCGCGGCTCCACTGGCAGCTGCGGTTGAACAGCAGCTGCAGGTTCTGCTCCAGTTCCTTCCGGCGCTGGAGCATGTCGAGGATGGTTGCGAGCGGCATGGCTATGCACCTGCGAGATGGTGAAGCGGGGCGAACGGGATGTCGTCGTCGAAGCTTTCGGGGTCCGGCCCATACCCTGCTTGCTGGTTCTGTTGCTGTGGCGCCTGGCGCTGCTGTTGGTACTGCTGGCCCTGAGGTTGCTGACGTTGCTGCTGAGGCTGGCGCTGTTGCTGCTGGCCGCCGCCCTGGTTGTCAGGCCGGCCGCCAAGCAGCTGCATGGTGCCGTTGATGTCGACGTGCACCTCCGTAGCGTACCGCTTGATACCGTCCTTCTCCCACTCGCGGGTCTTCAGCTTGCCCTCGATGTAGCACTGCGAACCCTTGCGCAGGTACTCGCCGGCGATCTCCGCGACCTTGCCGAACAGTGACACGCGGTGCCACTCCGTGCGCTCGACCTTCTCGCCCGATCGCTTGTCCGTCCACTGCTCGCTGGTGGCTAAGCTGAGGTTGGTAACCGCGTTGCCGTTGGGCAGGTACCGCACTTCCGGGTCCTGGCCGCAGGTGCCGACCAGGATGACTTTGTTTACCCCGCGACTCATGATGCGAAGGCTCCCGCACAAACGATGAGTGCCAAGGCCCAAAGCGCTAGCCAGCGCGTACCGATATCGTCAGGCGGTACCACCGTCGGAGCGGGCTCCGACTTTGACTCGATTGCCCGCTCCAGGCTTTTTGCATAACGCACGGCAGCCGGGTACTCACGACGCTGTCCATACAGGCGGTTGTCGTTTGAGCCAACGATCGCCCAGCTGTTGTTCTTGCCTTGCTGAACGGTGAACCGGGAATTGCTGTGAAACTCTGCGGCGGCGGCTTCGGCCTGCTGCTGCACCTGGGCGTATTGCATCTGGCTATTGCGGATGGCTGTGTTCATTGGTTGGTCCTTGTTGGTCAGGCATGAAGTTCAAAGGCTTCGGCCCTGCGAACGATTCGAACTTGGGCGGTGCGGCGCTCCGGCGCGCGACGGTCGCGACGCATGGGGTCGCTGTCGTTGATGACTGAGTGCATAGCGATGAGGCCAGCGAGTGCGATGCAGAGTGGGCTGATGATCTGCTGGCGCATGGCCTTGGTGACCGCCTCGATGCGGCGGCCCGCTTCCAGCTTGAAGAGCGCCGCCTCGATCCGGTTGGCCACGGTGCCTGGGCTCACCGCCATCTGGCGGGCGATTTCTTTGGTGGTGAGGCCTTGAGCCACCCACAGCAGTGCTTCGAGCTCGCGGGGAGCCAGCGCCTTGCCGAGCTGGCCAATCCATGAGCCGCAAGTGATCGTTTCCATGAAGAGTCCTCGGTGGGCTGCATTGGTCGTGACGCTCGCTGCCGCGTACCTCCCGGACCAGGGGAGGGCGAACGCCACGACCGATGCAGCCTGGTGATGGGGAACCAGGTAGATCGGGCACTTAAAGTCAGGCTGACTTGGAGGTTGCCTCAAATGCGGCTCGTTCGAGCTCGAGACATTGCTCGTAATGTGCCATTGCGATTGGCATGTGATAGCTATCCAACGGCCATTTACTGACCTTGCAGCCTTGCCCTGCCGGGCAATGGAAGACGAAGAGTTCGCCCTCGTTCTTGTCCATCTCCAGACACACCTGGGCACCGCTATCGAAGCGGTCTTGGATAATCGTGGTCATTCGAATTGCTCCAGTGGATTCCCCCTGATGCGCCCCGCTTGAGGCGCACCGGGGAATCGTCTGGCTTGACCGCCTCAGATGGCAGCTCTGCGCTCATTGCGTTGGCCTTGGGCTTCCCTCGCACCGCCTTCAATCTGAATACAGCGATGATCGTTGGGGATCATGTTGCTCCGCGCTTGAGTGCAGCCCTTTGGCCGGCTGAGTAGGGCACGTATGCGCGGATTGCCGACCCGTTTTGTCGGCTGGGCTTAATGCTTCATTGGCAGGTTCCTCCTATGGTTTTTGATCCTCGCCATGCTCGTCGCCGGGTTTCCCCACCACTGCCTGCTGCAGCTACTGGCTTCGCATCAGGTGGCTTGCATGGTTTGGCGTCCTCCCATGGGGGAGTCCGGCAGCTGTCCAGAGGCTGCGTGGTCGACGACTTAGCTTGTCCCGACCCAGGTGATGGCCTGGGTGCGTCGAGGTGGTCACGTCGGGTTGTGTAAAGAGCGGTGGCTTGTCAGGCCTGTCGAGGGAGTGTTGCGTCTCGATGGATGAAGTTAACCATCGGTATGCTTTTCACGTCAATACCGATGGTTAATTTATTTTTCAAGGGCGTGCGCTATGATCCGGACAACTGGATGCATATACAGTCATTAGGGAGGTGTCATGGCCAAGCAAAACAAGACGGCGCCAACGCAGCAGCGCCAAGGAATGACCGCTCTAGAGCGGCTGGGTTTGAGGGTAGCCAACATGATCAATCACCCGAAAGCGCAGGAGCAGCGCTGGGTGGCCATTCATCGACTGGACACAGATGGTGATGCTGAGTGGGGCGAGATCATGCGCATTCTTGGTGAGACGGATGGCCTGGAGATTACGCAGTTGGAAGAGGGCGGAATAAAAATCGAATGGGAGATGCAGAGCGACCATGACCAAGAGGCGCCGATCGAAGAGCTGGAGGCGCTTGAATACGAGGCGCCGTTCTGAAACGGAAGAGCCCGCTCACGGCGGGCTCTATCAGGCTTTCTTCGCGTTCCAGATCAATAGGACCTTCGCATGGATCGTGACATCGTCGATCCTGGCCTGTTGGTCCTTGTGCTTCTCGTTGTCCGAGATTAACCAGAAGTGGTCCTCGTCGAAGAACTGCAGGCGCTTGATGTACAGGTGGCCGTGCCAAGTCAGGACATAGATACCGTCCCCGACAAACTCATTCACCCCACGGTCAACGATCAGCGGATCCTTGTCATTGATCGTGCCCTCCATGCTCTGACCCCAGCCGAAGATCATGGCCAATGCAGACTGTGAGGTATAAGTAACCCCTTTTTCGTGTAGCACCGATTCCTTCACGATTACGTTCCGCATGACTTCGGTGTAGTCAGGCGGGACCTGGCCGTGCCCCATCGAGGCGCGTATGTCGTATTGCGGAATGAAGATCTCGTCCTTCTTCACCTTCAGGCCGGAGAAATCAGCAGATACAACATTGCTTGGGCGAACATCAACCAGGGTATCTGCAACCGCGGCCGCAATCTTTTGCTGAGCATCCTCGTCCAGCTTCTTTCCGGCATGCTGCTTCAGCATCGCCATTACTTTTTCTGCCGCGCCTTTCTTGTGGTCCTGATCGCCAGCTGGAAGCGACCTCAGCGATCGGATCTCGTCCGCCAGCCGTGGGCTGAACTGTTCAACCGGAACCTCCAAAAGCCTGGCCAA